TTTAAAATTTTCGGCATTTACCGATCTAAAATTTGATGTTACTATTGCTGTCATAATTTGTTTCTCTTAGTTTATGTGAATATAAGATTTCACATTATATTTATTTATATTGGCTACGTCAGTACTTTGTGTAGTTCTACTTCCTAAAACCTCTAAGGTTTCATTATACCCATACCTTTTAGTGCCTGTTATGTAGGAAGTCCCCTTCCTGTTAAAATAGTTATTGTTTATATCGGTTCTTGATGCATCTGAAATATGATTTAATAAAAGTATTAAGATAGGTTTAATATCTTTGCCCCTTATTTCATTATTTGCATAAGAACCAATTCTTACTTTTGGATCTACTGTATAACCACTTCCTGCATTAGTTATTCCAGCTCCTACTGTTAAAGTTATATTAGGAATTTCATTATCGGAGTTAAGAGTAAATGCGGCCGCAGCAGTTTCATTTGATGTAAGTAGATTACCTTCTGCATCTTTTGCAGTCGGATCATCAAATATAAGTGTTGGTGTAATATTAAAGTTTTTATCTGCCGCTCCATTTACAAATACTTTGGCCAAAGATCCGGTATTTGGATTAGCTGCAACAGATGCATATATATTAGCATATCTTTCCCCAGGGTTATTAATGGTTACAGAATCAATTCTTCCTAATGAATCCAATACAGGAGTTAATACTGCATCTGTAATAGAATAGCCACTTTGAGCCACACCATCAATCGTGACACTAGGAACCGATGCATATCCGAACCCAGGTTTTGGTATTTCAACTGCAGTTACTTGACCTGTGGTATTTAATGTTATTGAGAGAGTAGCATTTTTATGTATTCTGGCTTCTACTGTAGGTAAGAATACAGAAGCAAATGCCTCTACGAGTAATGGAATATCCTCAATACCTATTGCACCAGGTTGTCTTTCTGGTATAGCTGATAATACTTTTCTTATGAGGGTATCACCTTCTGTAGTATCTTCTCCCAATATTGCCTTACTTAATTCAATAAGTAATAAAATTTCTCCAAAGAATATAAATCCAGCAGGGTGTACTAACCTATTAAATACATTTTCCCAAGTCGATAAGTTTTGACCTGTACGCACAAGGTATGAAAATCTTTGATATCTTAAACTATCGTGTATTTTAATATTATTGGATAAAAATCCTCTATTGTCTAAGTACAGGCCACCTTTAGGTAATGCGGCATTTAAATCCCAATTACCAGATGAAGGCACTAATGTTTTATCATAAGGATATTCTACTTCCACTTGGTCATTAAATAAAAGTCTAAAAAATATTTCTATAGAATCTGCTGAACCTCTTACTTTATAATAATCAACAATTGTTTTATATAGGTTTCTTTTATTAACTGTTATACTTCTAGGTAATGCGGCCGCAATTTCTTTCTGCATTAATTCTAAATATAATGTTGAATTAGAATCAATGTCCATGGCCTGTTCTATATTATTTAAAATATGTGAAGGCCCAGGGCCTACCCAGTTTTTAACTGGTGTAACTATTTTGGCAGTTTGTGTATTAAAAGAAGAATTTGCCGTACCATTAGCATTAAAGAATTGTACCTGAAATGTTTTACCAACTTCTGAAGTAAGTGAAGCCAAAGTGCCAGGTAATTCATTACCATTTGAAATAGTAATAACATTAGGACTTGAAAGTGGTACTGTTGTAATATTACCAGACCCGTCCGTTACAGTAAGTGTAGAACTATTACCCTGTTCATCAGTAAAGAACCTATTATTTTCATTATTAGGATCTGATATTCTAAAAACTGCTTTATTGTCAAGAACAATATCTGAGCAGGTTTCATTTTCTTCGTATATAAATTCATCAAGATTTAAGAATGTATAATATGCTTCCAAAAGTTGTTTTATTCCGTCGGCTCCTTCCAATATTTCTGAAGGAATTAAACTTTTAAATCTTATATCCTCTTTACTTTTTCTTGTAGAAGATGCTGTAGACTCAATATATCCTGGAGATATAATATCGTTACTATAAAATTTTGAATCTTTGACTGTCATTGATTATCTCAACCTTGAAGGTGTTGTATATCCTATTGTTCCGGATGACCCTGCCACTGAAATCTTGTCTATTTCAGGAGTAATTGTTACTCTGGCTGCATCAATTGCAATTAATTGGTCTCTTTTAGGTGCCAAGTCTAATGAATTAGGTATTACGGTTACTCGAATTGAGGAAGTTGTATCTGGAGTAAAATTATTTAATGTAACATTACCATTTATAACATCTATCTCTCCAGCGTCATTAATGACTGTAACATTTTCCCCAGCAACAATTTTATACACTATTACTTTTCTTTTTGTAGAATCTGCTATTGGTATATCTCCAAAATAATGGTCAACGGCTGATATTTTAAATGCAGTTGAAGATAAAATAAATGCCGTAGAACTACCAGATTGGAAAATAGGTGATGTAAATTTTAATGAAAAGTTATTTGCACCTGCAGTAATAGAAGGTGATATATTCATAAACATAAATGGTCTTACATTAGAGTTTTGTATTGCAGGATCCGAGTTATCAATTAATTTTAATAATTGTGAATGCCTGAATACCCCATCAAATTTATTTAGGTTATTAAAATTATAATCTGATATGGTATCTCTGACTACCGAAGTTAATTCTACTGCTGTTCTATCTGTAAGGTTTGGATTATATTTAAAGAATACATCCAATTCCAAATATGTGTAATTAGGGTCTACAATTTCTGGAGCAATAGATACAACGTTTTTACCTTTTAATATAGTACCTGTAATTTCTGACTTTTCAGCAGCTGTAAGTGTTTCTGCAACCAAGGGTCTGATTGCAATATATGCTTTACCATAATCGGGTGGGTCATTATCTTCTCCACCCCAACATGATATGGAAGATATATTTGCAAATTCTCTTTGTATGATTGCTCTATAATCATCTGATGTAACAGCTCTATTCTGTGATGTAAATGTAAGTGGCGCGTTAAATCGGATTGATTCTTTGGTCTCTGCTTCTGCACCACCGGCCGCGGCTGCCACTGTTGTAAGTGCAATATCACTAAATCCGCCTATCGTATCGACCACAGTAAATATGTTTGCACCATTTGATTCTTCACCTTCCGTAAATATATAATCGACTGTTACAATATTGTTGTTATTTGGTTTTCTACCTGTAACACCATCGCCGAAATATATTTCATAATACCCACCTGAATTTTCTTGTAGATAATATACTGTGGAAGTTGAATCCACATTTAAGAGTGTTTCAAACTTTGTATAAATATCAAATGATGTTGATTCTTCGTTCTCTTGTAACCTAACTCTTAATGTACTTGTATCGGTATCAGAATCCGATAATTGAAATTTTTGATTTTCAATATCATTATCAACTCTGTATCTTAATGATTTATATGCGCCCTGTGCAATTACAACATTCGTAAATGTATACGTATCGCTTGTTATTACATCACTACTATTTGTAACTGTATCACGTTGAGCCGACTGTGTAGATAATACTACGTATTGGAATGTTTCTCCTGCAACAGTAGTTGATAATTTAGTCCCTCGAGGTAGTGATAAATTACTTGGTTTACTACCAACTTCTGAAAGAACATCAACTACAAGTGTAACCGTTGCCCTTGGAGCAAGAACGGATCTTGGAGTATAACCTAAAAGTTTTGCCCTTGTGACTACATTACCACGAATCTGTGCTGAGTCCAAGAATGCCTCATTAAGTGAAAAGTGAGCGGCCATGGCATTATAATGAGTGTTATATGCTAGAACATCAAGAAGGGTACTTAATCCCGACCCTTCAAAGTCATAACCTGAAAACTCAGTTTGTGTTTTTAGATAATTTTTTAGATTTTGCTTTATCTGATCAAAATCCAATTCTGTTACATTTAAATTCGTTGCCATAATTCTATCTTAACCTTCTTAATATTATTTGAACACTCTGATCGGTATCGAATTCTTTTATTAAAAAATTTACCGATATTAAATAAGAGTTGGAATCTGATTGGTCGATTATCTCAATATCAATCACCTCCACTCTAGGTTCATGTCTGGCCAGTGTATTTGCTATATTTTCTCTTAAACTAATTTCTGTTAGAACGTCTGCTGGTTCAAAGAGTAGTGCTCTAAGATTAGCGCCTATATTCTTATTAAAAGGCCTCTCAGAAAAATTAGTTATTAATAAATTCTTTACTGCATTTTTTATTGCATCATCATCCTTTAAAGTAATAATATCCTTTCTAATTGGATGTAATGTTAATGCCAAATCCAAATCTGCCCAACGTTTTCTACGGGAAGTTACACTTGCCCTTGAAGTAGAACGAATAATTCTACTGCTATCACCAACTGGTATATCAGATAAATAATCTGGTGAGCCTGTAGTATTGATTGATTCGTTAATTGCCATATAAGTATTTATATCCTTTTACACATTCTTTTACACATTCTTTTGTACATCTTCCCACCATTTCTTCCATACGGCCGTCCAATCCAGTATATTATCTCCCTCTGCATGCTCGTTCTTTAATGTGTTATATCTTTCTTGGTGAGTAGTATGCATTAGGTTAACATCATACCCGGGTGCACCCGTATAACCCGCAATGAGTCTCTCATATGTTCCTTTACTTCCTACATTCTTATACTTGCCTAGCTCTTCTAGAGTAGTACCGGCCGTCTCTGCTCTCTTGGCCCAACGGGTATAGACCCATATATATTTGATTGCATCTCGATTGGACTTACTCTCCGGCCACGTGGCCCGTTCATGGGCCCATAGTAAACCCCTTGTCCAGCTGCTTGATCTTTTAAGGAGTTCTATGCTGAGTTCTTCGTAATCAATCTCTACCGCCACCTTCTCAACGGGTGCAGCAGGGGCATCCTCGGCCACTAACGATTCCGCGGGTTGAGTAACAAGCTTACCATCTATTTCCTCTACGTTAGGGATCTTTTCTGTGATTGCGCTTATATCAACGGTAGGCGGAAAAGAAGATAGACCCATAGAGCCCATTAAATCGGATAGACCAGGTACAGCAGAGGAGAACTTGGTGATAAGAGAGGATACCTTGCTTAGTAATCCAGCCGTGTCCAAACTATCCAGCTTAGAGAGCTCTCCTTGTATAGAGGGTATTACAGGCAGGGTGGGTATAAGACTCTCCATTGATGTCTTTAATTCTGTTAACTTCGCCGAGGCATCACTGAGCTTATCTTTACCTGCAGCGACCATA